CAAGGAGGTCCATCGGGCGCCGGAGTCCGGTGGAATCACGTACGAAATCGTTTCCCCATAGGGAGGTTTGATGCCTGTTCTTTGGAATCCCGAGTCCGAGTACCACAAGGAGATGAGGAAGTGGGATCAGCCGAACTACAATCCCGCCAATCATCCCTATCCGAAGATGCTGTACAAGGCCCACAGAACGGCAAATGGGAAGTGGGCGACGTTCGAGCCCCGTCCATTCGCGAGAGACTTCTACGAAGACAAGGACTGGGAAAGGGCTTGTGCCCAGGCGGATCAGTTCTCCTCGCAGTGTCAGAGGATCGTGAACGGTGAGGAGGAGCATGGGAAGGCCCGTGACGAGGGTTGGATGGACACTCAGTCCGAGGCCGTACAGCATCAGATGGACCTCCAGAAGATGATCAGCACGGCAGCGGCCGAGAGAGCCTATCAGGACAAGAACATGGGCGAGAACGCGAAGGCCGAAGTCAAGGCTGCCGAGGAATCGCATTTCGGGCACATGCCTGAGATTCCTGAGCGGAAGATTCGTCGGCGTGGAAGGAAGCCGAAGGTTGCATAGGTGCCTACTGCCCTCGAGCTCATCGGGGACGCCCTCAGCGAGCTAGGAGTTCTAGCGGCAGGGGAGACCGTCAGTGCTTCGGACGGTCAGTTGGGGCTACGCAAGCTCAATGCCTTGATCGACCAGTGGAAGACGAAGCGTCTGATGATCTACACCGTCACTCAGACTACGAAGACACTCTCTTCTGGGACCCAGGCCTATACCGTGGGAAGTGGGGGGGATGTCAACATAGACCGTCCCCTGTTTCTGGATCGAGTAACGTACAAGGACACGTCTCTTTCCACCCCTTCCGAGATTCCGCTTGAGCTGTTGGAGGCTCAGGGCTGGCAGAACATCGTCATCAAATCCCAAGCGGCGGTATTCCCCTCCAAGGTGTACTACAACCCCACCTTTCCCCTCGGGACGCTCTCTTTCTGGCCTGTCCAGAGCTCTGCTACCGTTCAGGCGAACATCTACCATCCCGCAGCCGTTGGAGAGTTGGCGGCTACGTCTACCTCGGTGTCTGTTCCTCCCGGATACCGCCGGATGATCGTCAAGAACCTCGCCGTAGATCTTGCTCCTTCGTTTGGGAGACAGGCTCCTGCGGAACTAGTTCGTGCTGCCGCCGGGTCGATGGATTCTGTTCAGGCCAGGAACTTTCCCGTGCTGGAACTGCATCATGAGTTTCAGGGTGGACACGGTAACTACGACATAGACACCGACGAATGAGATACGACGCTTTTCTCGGAGGGAGCTATCAGGCGCAGGCGCCGACTGCCGATGTTGCGCGGACCGTCAATCTCTACCCTGAGAACCTTCAGGATCAGGGCGCCACGGCGCGGAAGGTTCTTCTTCCCACTCCTGGCGTGACGGCAATCACTACGACAGTGACCGGGGCTGGTCGGGCTCACTTCGCGATGGCGAGCAGGGAGTTCTACATCATCGGGAACACTCTCTATGAGATCGACTCCACGGACGTCGTGACGACTCATGGCACGGTGGCAGTGGATACGAACCCCGCAACGATCTCGAGCAACGGTGATGCCGGGAACCAGCTTTTCATCACTTCCGGAGGGAATGGGTATAACTTCGACCTGGGAACGGACACGCTTACCCAGATTGCCGCTCTGAACGGGAAGGCAACACAGGGTGGGTATCTTGATGGGTACTTCATCGCCCTGGACGCGAACACAGCCACCATCTACATCTCGAACCTTCTGGACGGGACGACATGGGACACCGGGACGGACTTCGCACAGCGGTCTTTGGCTCCCGACCCGTGGAAGGCAATGCAAGTGGTTGGGCGTTACGTCTGGCTGTTTGGGGAGTACACGACGGAGATCTGGCAGGACACCGGGGCGAGGTTCCCCCTGGCTCCTTTCCCGGGAGTTCTGCTGAACAACGGGATAGCGGCGCCTTTCTCGGCCTCCATCGTGGGGTCTGACCTCGTGTGGCTCGCGCAGTCAAGGAGTGGGAAGGTCAGCGTCCAGAGAGCATCCGGGGTGGCTCCGCAGACCATCTCGACGTATCCCCTTGAAAACCAGATCTCCGGGTACGTCAATTTCTCGATGGCGATCAGCGATTCGTACTCCGAGGCTGGGCACACGTTCTACATGCTCAACTTCGACCGGGCGGGGATCACTCACGCCTGGGACGCCGAAACTAACGAGTGGTGCGACAGAGGGACGTGGGACCCGGACCAGAGGGACTATGTTGCTTGGCGCCCCCGTTTCTACGCATTCGCACAGGGAGAACACCGGATTCTGGACTCCTCTGGGGGGATTCTCTATCGGATGGGTGCTGACCTTACAACAGACGTGGATGGGCTTGCAATCCGGCGCCTCCGTCGCGCTCCCGCCATAGAGTCCGAAAACAAGCGGATCGTCTATCCCTACTTCGAACTGGACCTCGAGAGAGGGCTTGGAACTTCCGGGCAGGCCGAAGACCCACAGGTCATGCTGAGAATCTCGAATGACGGGGGAAAGACCTGGGGTGCGGAGCAGTGGAGATCCGCCGGCAAGACCGGGGAATACTCGGCTCGAGTGAAGTGGAACAGGTGCGGTCAGGGCCGGAGAAGAGTGTGGGAAGTTGCCATGACCGATCCTATCGCCTGGAAGATCACCGGCGCCTACACGGAGCCGGCGGTTGAGGCTGCATAGTGGCAAAGAAGCTTCTAGGAACGAGTGCGGCGCCGGTTGAACTTCCTGTTACCGGGAAGGAAGGGCGCCTCACCCCTGACTGGCTGGCGTATTTCGGAAGGATGCCAGACACCCTTGGAGCCATTCCCAGCATCCTGAATGTCGTTTCTCTGGACTCCCAAACTGCGGCAATCTCCTCTACGGACTTTTCTGGAGCAGACTTGCTGGTTGGGATCTATCAGATCATCTACCACGCTCGGATTACTACTGCTGCCGGGACATCATCGAGCCTGACGGTCACGTTTACCTGGACCGAGGGTGGAGTGGCGCAGACCTACTCCGGCGCCGCTATCACGGGGAACACGACCGCGACCCACCAGAGCGGAGTGGTCATGATCCGCTCGGACACAGGAACCACGGTGAACTACTCCACGGCTTATGCTTCTACGCCAGCATCGGCAATGAACTACAGCTTTGACGTGGCATTGAAGCTGGTACAGGTGCTATGAACGTCCGAATCCTGAAGCCGGAGGAGTGGGTGCGCTTGAAGGGATCGGAGATTCCGGACCTCATGCCGTTCGTTGCTCCCCAGAATGTTGCCGTGATCGTCGCGGAGGATGAACATGGTGAGATCATCGGGACGGTCATGGCGCTCCAAGTGACGCATCTCGAAGGATTTTGGATTGATCCGAAGCATCGCGGGGGTATCATACCCAGGGCGCTTTTGAGACAGGCATACGCGATGGCGCGGATGCGCGGAGAGTGTTGGATGCTGGGCGGCGCCGCTGATGACGATGAGAGAATGGACGACATTATGCTTCGTCTCAAGGGCAGGGCGCTCCCTGTCAAGTTTTACACGTTACCTGTGAGGGACTGCTAATGCCTCCTACTGTGTTGGCCTCGCCATTGCTCGCTGCTGGAGTTGGAGCTGTTGGTTCAATTGCTGGTGGAGTCATCGGCTCAAGGGGCCAGAACAAGGCCACAGAAGCATCAGCCAGGGCCAACGATGCTGCGCTCCAGTTTGAACGGGAGAAGGAAGCCACTCGGAGAGCAGACTACGAAAAGGCGATGGGTGAGTATCAGAAAGCCTTCGGCGCCTACCAGACTCGCAAGGATGCCCTTCTCAAGCGATACGGGTTCAGCATTCCAGATTCCGAGTTTGCCCCTCCGGCTGGTGGAATGCCTCCGGGTGGAGCTCCGGCGGGTCTTCCAAGTGCTCCTGCAGCGGCGCTCCCCGGCCCTCCCGTTGGTCCCCCTGGTCAGCAGGGGTTGACTCTTGGCGAGATGGCGGCACGTAAGGGTCTTGGCTCGTGGGACTGGAACGCCAGGCTTGGGGGTGGGTAATGGCTGTTAGTCCACAGGAAGTTCGAGCCAACGCCGCCAAGCTGGGATTGCCGGAGGACTTTGACCGGTTCTCTGATGCCGACATTCAGAGCATGCTGGATCACAATCCCTACGATCCCGCAACGGGCAAGTTCACGAACAACTACGGGGACAAGGTAGACAAGCCTGACGAGCGTGGCCCCAACACTCCCCCCAACGTCAACGGTACCGGAGACCGTGGAAACTACGGTGCCAGTGGAGGTGGTGGAGGAGGATTCCGCTACGGTGGGGGTGGTGGTGGATGGGGCGGAGGTGGTGGTAGAGGGGGAGGGGGCCGAGGAACCTATGGCGGCGCCCCCGCGTTCAAATACGGCGAGTTTCAGGCTCCATCGTATCAGGAAGCCGTTTCCGATCCGGGCTATCAGTTCGCCCTCAAGGAAGGCATGGGAGCTCTTCAGGGCTCTCAGGCAGCCGCTGGGGTACTGAGGACGGGAGGCTCGCTTCAGGATCTCATCGACTACGGCCAGCAGGCCGGGGCACAGCAGTACGGGAACGTCTACAACCGTGCCTTGCAGACCTACGGGACGAACCTTGGAACGGCGAAGGACATCTTCGCTCCTCGGTATGGCTCTTGGGAGACGCAGTACGGGGGGAACCTGCAGAAGTACCTCCAGCGTGAGAACAACATCTATGGGCTCATCAACACTCCGCCTCCGGCCTATCCGGTGTATGGCTAATGCCCATTCCCTACTCCACGCCCACTCTGTACCGGCCCGGTGACAACTCCATCGCGCAGTTGATCTCCCGGAGTGGAGACATCCGCGCTCGAGGAGCGGAGAGAAACGCCGATCTGTGGGGGAATGTCGTCAGTCAAATCGGCCAGTTGGGCGCTCAGGCTGTTGGGTCGATTCAGGAAGAGAAGCAGCAGAAGAAGCGCACGGAGTTGTTTAACGATGCTCTCACTTCTTGGGACCCAACCAATCCGACTGCCTTCATTCAGAAGGCGGCGCCTATTGTGGGTCCGACAGTTGCCATACAGGGCGCGAAGGCACTCAGTGCTCTAGCCGAAGATCAGCAAGCTCAGGAACCAGACCTAAAGCGTTTTGGGGCTAAGGTTCAGTTCCTCCAGTCCATGTTTAAAAAGACCCCGGATTGGGTCAAGCAGAACTGGGAGGGTATTTCAAAGACTGTTGCTGGTGACGCCAAAGCCTTGCACAACGTCGATATCGGTTCCGAGTGGGATGATGTCTACGGTCAAATGCTTGAGGCTTGGACTCCCGAGCAAAAGCCTCAAGGCGAAGTGGTCAAGACTGTGGACGAACTGGGAAACCCCATCCAGAAGTTTGCTAGCCAGGAAGAACTCGCACGGGGCGTTCCGATGGTTCCACCATCCACCGATAAACCTGAGTATGGCTCCTTTGAGGAATACGCCTCTCTGGTTGGCGCTGATACTCCGGATAAGCTCCTTCAGGCACGGCAGGAATGGTCTGGGGCCGGCAGAGATCCGAATGCACCGGATTACCGTGAGACGTCGAGGCTTG